TCACATACCGTAATGAAAAAACAAATAAGTAAACCATAACAAAGCATCCATTCGGGTGCTTTTATTTTGTTGATAAGGAGTGAGGGAATGAAAGTGTTCATTGTTGGTGGTGGAACGTTAGGTGAAGTGTTTGATATGTTACGTAAGGCTTTTGTTAATATGAGTAAACAGGTTGCGGAATTCAACGAGCTAATCAAAGGAGCTTGTATGTATGAGGAAGAACCGGAATACAAAAAGTGTATTCGGTTTCCTTTTATTCCTGTTAAAGTAATGAAGTCGCAGGTTATAGATCGTAAGCCTAAATGTATTAGAGCAAGGACGGTTTGCTGATATGAATACATTCTTACACAATGTAATTGGTGTGAATGAAGTTGCATCTATTCTTAATGTATCGCATGGTCATGTTAAGAACTTATGCGCCGAAGGAAAGATTGCAGCAAAGAAGATAGGTAAGACGTGGGTAATTGATAAATCTAGATTGAGGAGTGAGATTAAGGTGGAGGAGAAGCAACCGTTATTAGCAATTACGCTGTCAGATATAGATTCGGTACCAGTAGTTCAGTACAAGGGCAAGCAGATAGATAATAAGATACGCGTGAGTGTCGATTGGGTTACGAATACAGAGAACCGTACCGATGGGACGTACATTCATATCGAACATGTAGAGCCGGATGAAGTACGTGGCAACACAAAGATTATCCAACATAATCATCCTATTGTTAAAGCTACATCGGATATAACATGCTACTAAAGATATGTAGATGTGGTAAGACAGTAACTATGGAGCAAGGTATGTGCGAGGCGTGTGCTATTGTTGCTGAAGAAAGAAGGAAGCAAAGGCATAGAGATTATAAAGCGAAGCGAACGGATACAGACAACCAGAAGTTCTATAACTCAAAGCCTTGGCGAGTAACTAGAGAAAGGATAAAGGATAGAGATAATGGATTGTGTCAGTTGTGTTGGAGTGAGAACAAGGTTAAACCAATGAACACGGTACATCATATTATTCCTTTAGAAGAGAATGATCGGTTAGCTTTGGTAAGAAGTAATTTGATTTCGTTGTGTGAGAAATGTCACCAAAAGGTTCATAAGCTATATGACATTAGTACAGAGAAGTACAATGTACAGAAGATGTTAAGAAGCTTGATAGGGTAGGGGGATAGTAAAAACTTTTCAAGGAGGGCGACGAGTCGCCGGGTGGTCTTTTTTTTCGCGAAAACTCCCTAAATGAAAATTCCGAAAGGAGGAAGGTGAATGGCTAGACCGAGAGAACCTGTTGATTTAGTTGTACTAAAAGGAAAAAAACATTTGACAAAAGCGGAAATCGAAAATCGGAAATCCATAGAAGTCAAGGCGCCCAATGATAAAATTAGGGCGCCTTCTTATTTACCAAAAGATTTAAGAAGAGACTTTAAAAAAATATCTGATGAACTAATCAGGATTGAAATTATGTCCAATCTTGATGTTGATGCTTTAGCACGGTTTTTAATAGCAAGAAAAATGTATGTAGAAATTACAAATGCTATGCTTGAGCTTAGTCCGTTAGAAGAAGTGGTGGATGTAAAAAAAGATCCGGAAGGTAACATCATATCCGAAAATAGATATACCATATCTAACGGCGTTTATTCAGACTTACTTATAAATCAAGACAAACTTTTTAAGCAATGTAGACAAGCTTCCAGTGATTTAGGCCTAACAATTACATCAAGATGTAGATTAGTGGTTCCAAAAGAAACCAATGAAAAGCCTAAAAATAAATTTAATAAGTTTATGTAGGTTTTTATATGAATAGGGTCACACAGTATGCTCTTGATGTGGTAGAAGGTCGCGAAATCGCAGGTAAATACGTTAAGTTAGCTTGTCAAAGGCACTTAGATGATTTAGAAAAAAGTAAGCTAGCGCCGTTTGTTTATTATTTCGATGAGGAAAAGGCAGATAGGTTACTTGAGTATGCGGAAACTTTGACGATAGGTGAAGGTGAAGAGGCAGAACCACTTACCTTAGCTGAATTCCAAGCATTTATTTTCGGATCATTGCATGGTTGGGTCCATAAAGAAACGGACTATCGTAGATTTAGAAGTAGTTATGTTCAAGTGGGTAGACAAAATGGTAAATCTTTGATGAATGGTGTACTAGGGACATATTATAGCAATTTTGACGGCTATAATTATGCGCAAGTATACTGTACAGCTACGAAACAGGACCAAGCAAACATAGTTCTCAAAGAAATGATCAAGTTCATTGAATCAGATGCAGATTTAAGTGAATGTTTTAAGGTAAAAGAATACAAGAATACCATTGAAGCACTTGTAACAAACGGAGTTGTACGCGCTCTTGGAAGAGATACGGAAAGTATTGATGGATTCCGTTCTTATCTTGGTATTGTGGATGAATATCATAAACACCCTACAAATCAAATGTATAAATTATTGGAGGGTGGAACAACCAAATTAAAAGAATGCTTAATATCAGTTATCACAACAGCGGGATTTGATTTAAATAGTCCTTGCTATGAGTTATATGAGGATTGTTGCAGACTTCTTGAGGGCGTATATGAAGACGAAAAGCAGTTTGTATATATTGCTCAATTGGATAAAGATGATGATATTTGGGATTCGAGTAATTGGATAAAGGCAAATCCTTTAGTAGCAAGAGATGAAGAAGGAATTGAAACCCTAGAAACAATGGCAAGTGCAGCAAAACGCAGGGGTGGAAGCGAACTTCGTAATTTTCTTACAAAGCACTTAAATATTTGGGTACAATTCACAGACAATCAATATATGAACATGGAACATTGGAAAAAATGCGCCTCAGATTTAGATTTAGAGGATTTTAGAGGGAAAGAGTGTTATATAGGTCTAGATTTATCCAGTGGCGGTGATTTAACAAGTTTAGGGGCTGTATTCCCATATTTAAAAGAAGAAGAGAAGAATTACTTTATTCATTCGCACAGTTTTATCCCTAAAAACCGTGTAGCAGAGCATATAAAGACAGATAACGCTCCTTATGACATTTGGGTTAGAGATGGATTATTAACTGTTACAGAGACGCTAGGGGGCATTAAAACGGATTACAAATATATAATTGCTTATTTAAAATGGATTGTAGAAAAGTATGACTTGATTGTAAATGTAATAGCTTATGATCCGCATAATGCAGATGCCTTTTTAAGTGATCTTGAAGAGCTTGGTTGGAACAGCATTATGATTGTTCAATCCGCGAAGAATTTAAACGATGCTACAGTTGATTTTAGATTGGAAGTTGAAGCGGAGAATGTTCAATACAATCGTAAAAATCAATTGTTAACATGGAGTGTAGCAAATGCCAAAACAGTATCAAATAGTTTCGGTGAAATCAAAATTGATAAGCACTTAAAAGAAAAAAGAATTGACCCAATTGATGCTGTTATCGATGCACACAAGATGGCAATGAAAGGTGAAGTAGGATTAAACCTGAGTCAATATGTTACGGATGAGAATCTTGATACATGGGGTTGGTAAAGGAGGTGAATACATGTGGAAGTGGCTCGGCAAGTTTAAACCTAAAAAAATTCAGAACTCTGTAGCTTTAGATTCAGACGAGTTTTTAAAGATGTTAGGCATTGATATTGGCAGTGTAAATAAAAATAAATTAAGTGAGATTACTTATTTTACTTGTTTGAGGCTACTGTCTGAAAGTATAGGGAAATTACCCTTAAAATTGTATAAGGATACAAATAAAGGACTTGAGAAGGCAACAGAGCATAATTTATATACACTTTTAAAAATGCGACCCAATCCATATATGACATCAAGCACTTTTTGGTCCACAGTTGAAGCGAATAAAAACCATTATGGTAATGCATATGTCTATATCAATACCGATAAGACGAAAGTAAAAGATTTGTGGATTCTTCCAAGTGAACAAGTGCAAATATGGATTGATAATGCTGGGATGTTCCAAAAAGAAAACGCGATTTGGTATATCTGGGGAGATAATAAATCCGGTAAACAATACAGATTCCGTTTTGATCAGATCATGCATTTTAAAACATCATTATCGTTAGACGGAATTACTGGTTTAGCTGTAAAGGATATATTAAAAGTCTCAATTGAAAACATACAAAGTGGTGCTATGTATCTGAGTAACTATTTTTCAAACGGTTTAATGGGTAAGGCAGTTGTACAATATACCGGTGATTTAGATCAGGAAAAAGCAAGGAAAATGGCAGCAAAGATTGAAGAGTTTAGCAATGGATTGAAAAACGCGGGAAGAATAGTTCCTCTTCCTTTAGGATTTCAACTCACGCCATTAAATGTGAATATGGCTGATGCTCAATTCTTAGAAATCAATAAGTACACGGCGCTTCAAGTGGCCGGAGCATTTGGAATTAAGCCAGCACAAGTAAATAACTATGATAAGGGTAACTATGCAAATGTTGAAACGCAACAGCGTTCATTTTACGTAGATACCCTTTTATATATTTTGAAACATTATGAAGAAGAAATGAGTTATAAACTCCTTCTTACCGATGAATTCCAAAGCGGTTATTGCTGTAAATTCAATGTGAATGGCATTTTACGTGCTGATTTCGCGATACAAATGGAAGGACTCTCAAAAGGGGTGAACAACGCCATTTATACACCGAATGAAGCACGAGAATTCATAGATTTGCCACGTAAAGAAGGTGGAGACGAATTAATGTGTAATGGAAACTATGTTCCACTAATATCAGTCCAGAAAGGAGGTGATGAAGGTGGAGTGGTTACAGATTAAAAATCAAACTGAAGATACACCATCCCTTTATTTTTATGGTGATATTGTCTCTTCATGGTGGGGCGCTTGGGAAGACGAAGACCAATATCCTGAAAATGTAAGAAATATCCTTGATGGCGTAAAAGGAAAAGACTTAAATATCTATATTAATAGTGGTGGAGGTTCTGTTTTCGCAGGGATGGCCATCTATAATATGATTAAACGTCATGAAGGGTATAAAACGGTTCATATTGATGGACTTGGAGGCTCAATTGCTTCAGTGATTGCATTTGCAGGTGATAAATTGATTGTTCCTTCTAATGCATACCTGATGATTCATAAGCCGTGGAATGGCACGTATGGTAATGCAAACGATTTTAGAAAGATGGCTGATGATTTAGATGCAATCGAGGAAGGGATTATCAATGTTTATAAGGATAATCTAAAAGAAGGCGTAGACATTGAAGTAATAAGAGACATGGTTCAAAATGAGACATGGCTAAATGGTCTAAAAG